GCTTGGCCATGCCTTTATGTATCAAGATTACGATGAAGCTGCTAAACACTATAGAAACATGAATACTTCTGATAAACAAACAGCTGATTCCCTTATATCCAATCGTTCTCATTATCATGGTATTGGTGGTTTGTTTCATAATCACATGGCCGCGATGGATGCTGCCAAAACCAAGAAACCAATATCATTAGAAAAAGGAAAACCTGGTTCTAAAGAACATTTTCTAGACTTAGCTGCCGCTATTCATCATAATTTAAGAGTTGTGTTGTCCAAAGACTTCAGTCCAGGTTTACATGAAAGTCTTATGCAAATAATGGATAAACATTTTGGTCCTCAACATAAGTCTTCTCATCCAAGTTGGTTACACGCTAGAGAATATGTAGAAAAAGATATTTCTAATTCTCATGGCGATCTTCATAGACTTGGGGACATTTATCATAGGTATTTTTAAGAGGTAAAACAAATGGCAAGACGACCAAGAACGCCAAAACCAACTCCGCTTTCAACTTGGGAGCGAATCAAAAAAGCCAACGCGATGGCCAATAACAACAGGGATGTTCAACGCTCTTCTGATCGTTGGCGGCACCGTGCTGCTGAAGGGATAGGGTGGACTCTTTCTATGGCTACCGCTGGAGCTGGCACAGGGGCCGCCACAGGCACGGGTTTGAAGGGGGCGGCTGTGGGAGCTTTGGCGGCTGGCGCCCTACCAGCGGCCTTCTATGGGACAGCTGTGGGGGTTGACGCTGTGGATCACTGGAAGAACAAGGGCAAAGTCATCTATCATAATTACAAAGCTCTGAAAGCACGCGGGGAAAGTATAGAAAATAAAACTAAACCTTTAAGAACTATCCTTGAAAATCCCCTGATAAATAAGATATAAATTCTTATTTCTTCTGAAGGAAACTAATGTCAAGCACGAACACTCAGCTTATTCCTAACAATTGGAAACACCAAACCTCTGAAAACTTTCTTGCGTCCTTTGCTGATGATTCCTACTATGTCTTTATTTCCGATCATACAAACCATTCCAATACAGAACTACAGCCTCTAGAAGATATTCAGCTTGTTGAGCACCATGCGCGGCGCAACATGATTGAAGGCAAGCGCATAAGACAAGAAGACGTAGCTTTGATGATTCGTCATATTCCTTATGAATCCAATAAAGTCTATGATATGTATGACGATCTTGTGGAACTCAAAGAAAAAGACTTCTATGCCGTAGTCAATGCATCCTCTTTCTATCATGTTTTCAAATGCTTAGACAATAACATGGATGCCAACTCTACAATTGAACCAAATTTCGCTGACATTTCTGGGGCCAATACTGATTTCTATAGAACGAGTGATGGTTATGTTTGGAAGTATATGTATTCTATATCCAATGCGCGGGTATTAAAATGGAAGACTGGTACATACTTTCCAGTGATTGCAAATACTGAAGTTACAAATGGAGCTATCGTAGGTGCCATTGACGTTATCAAAATTGATAACCCCGGTCTGAGATACAATAATTATCTTACTGGAACTTTCGCCACCTTGGATTGTCGTATTGATGATGACTTGACTTATCGCCTTGTGAATAGTGTTGCTTCCCAGGTTAATGGATTTTATACAGGCTGCTCTTTATATCTGGCTTCTGGTCCAGGTTCAGGTCAGCATATGACTGTCAATAACTATTTCTGCAATGCTTCGGGCAACTTTATCGTTCTGGAAGATGTGTTTCCAATCCAGCCTTTCAATGGCACGGCTTATGAAATCTATCCGCGCGTTGCAATTACAGGCTCGGGCTCAGAAACAGTTGAAGCAGAAGCTAGAGCGCTGGTGAATTCCCTCTCAGGAAATAGTATTTTCCGTGTTGAAATGTTTGAGCGCGGGGCCGATTACAACTATATGATAGCAAATGTGATAGCAAATGCTGTTGTGGGCGTAACTAGAACGGCTGAACTGCGGCCCATTATTTCTCCCCCAAAAGGTCATGGCTATGATGCTGCGGCTGAACTCATGTCGTCTGCGGCTGAAATATCCCTGAAGCTTTCCAATTCTGAATTCAATACGATCCTGACCACCAACAAGTTTCAACAGGTCGGGGTTATCAAGAATCCAAAGTTTTCTAACGTTGCTTTTGAACTGGCAAACACAGTCGGTCTGTTTCTGGTGGGCGAGCAAGTAGAGAAGATCAATCCATTCTCAATTTGTTTGAATGCCACCATGAACACCACATCACATATGGTTTCAGCTTCCAATGGCCAATTTACAAAACGACTTTCAGCCAACGATTATGTATATCTGACTGATGGCGCTACAAGAAACCAACTTGGCATTGTGAATAATGTCATAAATGCCACAGCTTTCAATCTCACAGTGAATGGTTTCTTTTCCTGCTCAACTATTGAGATTATGACAGCAAATACTCTAGCTTGCGCTTGGGTTGATCATATTATTACATCTTCACTGATTCATTGTACAAACGTTGGCGGAGCACAACAGATGGTCAAAGACGATTTTATTATAGGTTTACAGTCTGGCGCAACAGCTGTTATCAATGCAGTTTCTCATAATGATGTAATCAAGAATTATGAAACTTTCATCCAGCTTTATAAATTCACAGGCGAGTTGACTTTCAATAACTTCCAAGAGAATGAGATTGTTACTCAGTCTGATCCTTCAGCCAATGGTTTGCTGCATACTGCTATCGTTGATGGAGGTAATATTACAATCTATACTTCTAACCAAGTTGGGATTTTTGAGATAAATAGAGAAGTCATGGGCGTCAATTCCGGGGCGATTGCTCTCATAAATAATGCCTTACTACCCGAACTTGTTTATAACACAGGAGTCATCATTTATCTTGAGAACATGGATGCTATTGAACGCCAAGAGAATCAAACTGAAGTTTTCCAACTCATTTTCAACTTCTGAAAGCTAATAAATGCCTATTAATACTGACCTTTCAATCAGTCCCTATAACGATAATTACGATCCCAAAAAAGATTTCTATAAGATTCTCTTTCGCCCTGGAGTAAGTGTTCAGGTCCGCGAACTCAATCAACTACAAACCCTGGTACAAGCACAGATTGAGCGTTTCGGCCTGAACATCTTCAAGCAAGGCACGATTGTTGATGGCTGCTCTTTCAATTTTCATAAGCATTACAACTATGTGAAACTTGTTGACAACACACAAAAAGGAACAACAGTTGATCCTTCACTTTATGTGGGCATGTTTGCGAACAACGCCAATGGTCTTGTGGCTTATGTTATTAATAGCGTTGATGGCTTTGAGGCTGCGGCACCTGATCTGAAAACGATTTATGTCAATCTTATCAACTCAGGAACATCAGGACAAGACGAAGGTTTTACGCCCGGCGATCTTCTGACCATCTATGATTCCAACAACTCTATTTTCTCTGTTGATATTGACAATGGTGGTCTGGGCTTTTCTAACAGCGACAGTCTAGTTTTCCTTTCAGCTTTGGTTATCAGCTATGAAAGTGGAACATTTTCTCCTGGTGAATTTATTATCAATCCAATAACTGGCGCCAACGTTGAAATTCTCTCAATAGATACATCTACACTTGCTGTTTCCAATCAGAGCATTCTTTATATCTCTCCGCGCATTGAAGACTTAACAGCGGACACGGCCAACACCAATACCTGGACTTTCGCTGTTGAAGACTCCATCAAGAACGAAGCAAACACAGCTGAAGCTATTATTGACAAGGTTGCTGGTGTTAGCGCTGGGGGATTCTTACGCACAAACTCCTCAGGCCGTATCACAGAAATCATCATCAACTCGCGCGGCGTGGGCTATATCTATCTACCTACGGTAACAGTTTTCTCCCCCAACAATGCAACAGGACTTTCAACGCTGGAACTCACGGCCTTGAATTTTCTAGCCCAAGTCAAAGTTGCGGCGGCTGGTGATTCGGTTGGCAATGGTTATGCATTTAGTGTTTCTAATGGTGTTATTTTCCAGAAGGGCTACTTTGAAAGAGTTGCCAATCAAGTCGTTATCGTTGACAAGTATTCTTCAACTCCTAATGCTGTGGCTGTTGGTTTCCAAACAGTAGAAGAGATTATTGATTCCAATATTGATCCTTCGCTTTTGGATAATTCTATCGGGTTGGAAGATGAAAATGCGCCCGGCGCCAATCGTCTGAAACTCACGCCCGTTCTCACAATCCTTGATATTGTTGAAGCCAAACAAACTCCAGAATTCTACACGCTTGTTGAATGGAACGATGGTAATCCCTATAAACAAAACCAACTCTCTGATTATTCCAAGATCGGGGATGAAATGTCACAGCGCACTTTTGATGCCGCTGGTAACTTCGTTCTTGATCCTTTCCTTGTCACAACAGTTTCAACAGCCAACATGCAAAATGAAGGTTTGCTTTATACAGCTGTTGTGGACGCTGGCGCTGGCTACATCTCAGGAAGAAAAGTCAAGACCAATTTCAACTTCCGTATTGATGTTCCCAAAGGTCTAGATACACAAATTGCTAATACACATAAAGTCAGCTTGAATTACGATGCCTTTGTGCGTTGTAAAGAAGTCGGGGGGCTCTTTCAGTTTTCCACAGGCGACACGGTTCAACTCTATAACACAGCCAAAGGATTTTGTTCCAACACAGCTTTAGTGAAGGCTGGCAACACAACGCCGGTCGGAACACAGTTTGGCACAGCACGCATTCGTTCCATGAATCTGGAGGATGGTGTTGCTGGCGACCCTGCGGCCATTTACAGACTTTATCTATTTGATATTACTATGGATACAGGCCGTAACTTCAAAGATATTCGTGCCATTGGGTATGATGGGACTTACAAAGGCATTGCTGACGTTATTCTAAGCTTTGATCCGACAACACAAGCCAATATTGCCAAAGTTTCAAGCCAACAGAACGATGGTCTGGTTTTCAAATCAGGTTTGGAGTCCATAAAAAACTCCAATCAGGCCACATATATCTATCGCACTATTGATCAAACAACGGCTACTGGCAACAATGGTATTTTGACTAAATCTATTGCTGGCAACCCAAACGAGTTTTTCCCTTATAGCGGAACTCTTTCTAATTCTCAGATGCAAGAGCTTTATGTCGTGCCTCTTGCAAATAATCTCGTTGCTTTTAATAATTATGCTGGCGACGTTACAGTCAATACCACATCAAACCAAGCTATTGGAACAGCGACAACATTCCTAACTGATGTTGCGGCTGGAGATTATCTCTATTTCTTCCCCAACAACACAGTTTTTGATATCAAGAAAGTCGTTTCTGTTGTCAATAACACGATGCTTGTTCTTGAAGCGCCTTTCACCTTTGCCAACGCTGTCACAAACTACAAGCGCACGTTCCCAAAAAATCTCCCTGTTCCTTTTGGGCCTCGCTCCGGTCTAACAGCCAATGTTGATGCCAATGGAAACATTCTAACACTCAACTTCGGCATGACATTTGATGCCACCACAAGCACAAACACAGCCCTTGGCGTCAATATATTACGTCAGGCTGCAACCTCTACTTCTAAGACAGCCAATCGCTCACAGCTAGTGAAATTGAGGCTGGCAAACAATACTGCAAACACAGTCGGTCCCTGGTGCCTTGGTGTTTCCGATATTTTCAGACTACGCAATGTTTATATTGGAGATTCCACAGTCAATACAGCTAGTATCGCTGTCACTGATGACTTTTATATTGATCATAACCAAAACAAGAACTATTTTGATCTGAGTTTCCTTTACAAAAAACCAAGAAGTGAACTCTCTCTTGCATCTGCGGATTATCTGCTTATTGAATTTGATTACTTTACTCCAGCTGGTGCTGGCTATTTTGATACAGTTGCCTATCTTCATACTGCTAATTCTGAGCAGATTGCAAGTTTGGATTCATTACCTCTAGCCAATCTATCAAGTGCAGCGGCTTCTTTTGAGGTTCCCGAACTTTATACAGCCAAAGGCGAGCATTTTGATCTTTTGAATTGCATTGACTTTCGGCCTTCAGTAAATGCTTCAGCTACCCCAACAACAAATGCAGCTACAGCCCCAATAAACCCTGTTCATACAATCTCCTTTGGTAATACCGCTGATCCTGCTAACGATAAGAAGTTTCCTCTGTCAGACAGCTTGTTTACAGCCGATATTGAACAATATATGGGGCGAGTTGACAGTATTGTTGTCGGGTCTGATAAGAACATTGTTGTGATTCGTGGCATGTCAAGTGCTGATCCCGCCAAACGCTTTGAAGTCAACCAACCCAAAGACACTCTAAAACTTCAGATCATCAATGTGCCTCCTTATCCCGATGTGGCTAAGAACATGAGCATTGATGTTCTCCAAATCATTTCTACAGGCGTTTGGAATGAACGCAACCTCAATACACGTCTTAGAGAACATACTATCACTCCAATCATAGATATTACCAGCGTCAAATATACTCAGCCGCGTGGTTATAATATGGCCAAGATCGGCCAGCTGGAGCGGCGTATTGAGAACCTAGAATATTATACATCACTTTCTCTACTGGAAACAAACTTAACCAACAAGATTATTCCAAGCTCTATTGATGGTTCTCTGAATCGTTTTAAGTTTGGTATGTTTGTTGATGATTTCTCAACAACGATTTACTCTGATATAGAAAATCCACAATATGCAGCTGGCATTGAAACTGTAGACCAAGCTAATAATTCTGTGACAGCTAATGATTTGCCCATGCTCAAGAGTAATTTACTTGTGCCTCCAGGGTTTCATTGGCCGCTACGACATGTTACTGCCGGCTTTGGACCAGCCCACGTTGATTTCTTGTTGATTGATCAGAATAATGCAACTGTGTCTAAACCAAACACAAATCCAAATACTACCCCAAATACCACTCCAAACACTGGCATCGCAGAAGTCTCTTTACAGACCAATTCAATATTCTATTATCGTCATTTTGATTGGAATCTTGGTACTACCGGCGTAAATTATGGCGATGGAATGACCTTTATTCCAGGACTATGTAGACATGTCTCTAATCTAGAATTTTCTACATCTGCTGGTAAAGCTACAATTTGGACTTTCAAGGAATATGCTGGCGGGGCGAATATCAAAGTCTATCAAGACGATGTGCTTGTTGCTGATAATGTAGCTGAAGAAGCTATTACTATGGCAGAATCAAGAGCGTTGCTACTTGATCCATATACACGTCGTTTCTTTGTTGATCCTGTTATGGAACAATTTGATCTAGACAATCTCACATGGATGATTCAAGAGAAAACTAATAAGTTGAACTTTAATCATAATCCAGTTTTTGGCACCAACTATAGATTTGTGACTGAAGGTGTAGCTGGTAATGGCTTCCTTTATTATCGGTGGATGCTAAGATATCCAATGGACGTTACTATCAACACTGGTTTGATTATTGATCCTGATCCTAATGCCAATCCAACAATCTATTGGGGCACTATGAAAATCAAAGTCCTGATGAATGGAGCACCAGCCCCAGATTCAGGGGCATTTGATCTGATTGAAATGAAATGCACTGGCTTGAAGCCAAGAACAAGGCATAACCTATTTTTGGATGGTATTGGAGAAAGCTCAAATGTAAAACCTTTGGGCGGACAATTGGGTGATCCTCTCGTAACAGATGTTGGCGGCTCGCTTACTATATACTTCTATCCTGATGATCTGTGGTTTAATAAGGTGAAAAATGCTAAATTACCACAATTCCCTGTTCCATATCAGTTTCCTGGTACTACTCAAATAGGTAACAGTGGTGATCCAATACTTTCGGAAGGATATGAGTATAATTTCGTTCCATCTTATGCTCTGTTTGAACTAAAAGGTGTAAATTCAATAGCCTATGACGATGTTCCATTAATATTGCCTAATAAATATCTATTCAGTAGATAACTTCAGAAAAGAGAAAATCATTTGACTCGTTTTGCCGTCGCCCAAACATTCTTTATTGATCCTGATCTTGTTCATCGGGCTGCTGAAATTGCTATAACTAAAGTTACTTTGTTTTTTAAGAACAAACCAAAGATCACAGGTAATAGATCAGGCATCAGTAATCCTGGAGTAGAAGTGTTTATCTCTCCTACATATTTTGGGGTGCCTGTGGTTGATAATCAAGGCAGCATTCTAGGACAACTATGGCCCAAAGAAATTTCACGTAAAGAATATAATGAAATAAATGTGTCTTCTACCGCAGTATCCCCAACAGTCTTTGATTTTCAAAGAAATGTGAAAGTTAAGTCAGGTCAGGAATATGCTATCATCATCAAATACGATGGTGATGAAGACTTCCAACTTTGGGATTCTAGAGAAGGAGATTATTTGATTGGTACAACAATCATTTCTCCAGGGCCGAGCGGGCGATATGTTGGCAAGCTATTTCTGTTTATGAGTAATGTGGCTTTTCCCTCAATAGATGATGGGACAGACCAAACTTCTAATCAAGACCCTCTAGGGGAAGATGCCCCGTCTTTAGATTATCTCCTCAGTGCATGGAAGCCTGTCAATGACACTGATCTAAAATTCCAAGTAGAGGTTGCACGCTATTGTCATGAGGGCGTTCCAGTCATTGCCAATGATGATATTCTAGACAACAATTTCATTAGCATCCTCACATCCAATAACATCACGATCCTATCAAACAATACGATCAGGATCAATTGTCCTGCTTATCCAATGGAATATGTCTATTTTGATAAGAAAACTTCTCTCAATGATGATGTTGTTTATGGGGACTTCATTTATCAACACCAGCCTTATTATCCTGGATCAAAAGCAACGCCCGCTACGGTTCAGGTAACAAACAACTCTGTGATGGTGAATACAAATCTATCTTATATTCTAAGCGACAACACAACATTTAATTTTACTAAGCTCTTTGAGTTTGGGGAGTATCCTGAATATATCACAGTTGTTAGTTTGAATCATAATGGTCCCAATGCACATATGGTGAATGTGCGCATGATTAGAAATCTATCCAATAACTCTATGATTGTTAGAGAAGCATTTACATTTACTAACAATGCAGCTTACTTCTTCAAATCTCCAGTAGCGCGGCTCTATTCAAAATCACGTCCTTATATCTCAGGTCATACAAAGGATTTGATTGTCCTTTCTGAATCAAATGCCAACTCCAGCTGCCGCTTCGTTAATGATTGTATCATGTCCTATAGCGTTGTTTCAGGCGGTTCGGCTTATGCTAACTCAGATTATGTTTTGGTGAATGGATTTGAGGCTGTTCCCAATGAAGTTATGGGGGGATACCAAGCTAAAGCTAATGTAGAAACCTATGCCAATGGAACGATTCGCTTTCTTTATTTTTCCAATGTCGGCGCTGGATTCGTCAACACTTCAGCTATTACATTTTTGGTTCAGAACAGCAGCGCCCAAAACTCAACAGGAACAGGAGCAAACCTTTCCTTCACAGTGAATACGGTTCTCTATCCTCAGTTCCAGAATCAAAACAACTATTTCAAGGTTGCCAAAATCGTCAATTTTGATGCACAGCAAATGCTTCCTGTTTTGAAAATCAACAATCCAATGGGTACAGTGTATTCTCTAAAATATAAATCACTGTACCATTCTATTGCTTCGGCTAATGTCAATTCTGGTAGAACATGGCTTGTTGATTCCGTTGCAGAAGCCGCAGTTGAACTAGATGTTAGAAACAATATTCTACATAATTTCATAGCTGGTAAGAAACCTTCTATCGTCTCTCGCTCCAATCAGTTCGTTATTGGCTATGCAAATGGTTCTATTCCGAATACATCTATTGTTGGAACATATTTTTCTAATACAGCTACATTCTATATTGATGCATTCTCAAATAATGACTTCGTTGGTTGTTCTTTTGCTCCCAATGATTTGAATTCTTACTATGCAAAATACAATATCAATAATGATTATACAAATGAGCATACGAATTATGGTAATGCTTTTGCTAAGCATGTAACTACGAAAATCAATTTCGCAAATGGTCAATCGGCTGAAGACCTACTTGTTTTCATTCAAGCCTATCGCCCCCAAAATACAGATATCAAAGTCTATGCGCGTATTCATAACTCAACTGATACAGAAGCTTTTGATGATAAGGATTGGAGTCTCTTAGAGCAAACTG